TGATTACATATAAGAATTTATTAAATACAGAATTGTCAAAGTGTGATAGTGCAGAAAGTGATATTAATCATGCTTTGGAAAAATATAAGAAGATACATAATGGTAAGAAGCCACAAGCTCATAAGGTAGCAAAGATAGGATATTTACTTGATGATATTCGAGATAAACATAAGAGAATAAAGCAGTGTATAAGGTATGTTCAAGTTATGCAAGATGCAATATCTAAAGGATATAACATTGAAAAGATAAAATTAGAACTCAGTAAGGTTACTAGCGATGATTATAAAGGTAGAACGGAATATTGGAAAATGGCTAATGATATATTGGAGGATTAATTATGGTGATATGTAGAAACTGTTTAATTCCTATGGTAGAGACTATGAGTTTTCAACCAGGAGAAAGAAATCGACATGATAGATATTGTAAGTGTCCAAAATGTAAAAGAGAAACTAAACATATTAAAGTTATGAATTCTGAATTGTCTTTCGGGGAATATATGAATAAAGAAATTCAAAAGGCGGGTAGAAGAAATGATTAATGATGAGGGTTATTAACAATAATCCTGAAATGATGAAGGTTGTTAATACATACATGGAAAATGATATGAAAAAACTCAAAAAAATCTGTCATAGAGTTTGGTACGGAAAGTTTGATATGAGTGATTATGATGAGTTATATGATGTTGCAGTTGATTGTCTCATAGAAGCATTAATTACATACAATGATGAAAAAGCTTGTTTAGAAACATTTCTTGTAGGAAATATCATGAGAAAGACAAGCACATGGATGAGAGACAACAAATATAGGTTAAAGCGTCAGAATCTTTTAAGGGACGAAAATGGAAAATTGATTCTTGATGATGAAGGTAATCCGCAAATTATTATGAATGTCTCATTGGATGTTAATACAGATGAGGTAAAAAATATTAAAGACAATTTACCTTCAAAAGAGAATGTAGAGAAAGAGATATTTACAGAAGAATATACTGACAAAGTTGAATTATATTTACAGCAATTACCGCGAAAACAGGAAAGAGTGGCGAGGTTACTATCTCAACAATATACGAAAGATGAGATATTAGAAATATTACATATAACTGCAAGCGAATACAATGATTGTTTGTTAGGGTTAAGAAAGTATGAATACATATCAATTTTATTTTAATTAGGAGGAAGCAAGTTATGACAATGGTAGGAAGAGACAAAGTAAAAAAAGATCAGATGATGTTAGGAACATTACTTAACCAGTTTAAAAGAGGTCAGATTAATAAGAATCATCCTTTGCAGAGAAAGCCTGATCAATGGTCAGATGAGGCAAAGTCAGGACTTGCTGCCACTATAATTAAAGGAGAGGATATTGATTCTATTAAAATATGTGAGCAGATTGTAAGTTCGACAGAGTTCATTCTTTGGCTTATTGATGGATTGCAGAGATTAACTGTTCTTGAATCATTTAAGAATAATGCTTTTGAAATTAAGAAGAGTCTTGAAATGCCAATTATGTACTATCAAGGAGTTGATGAGAATGGAAAAGTTGGAGTTATCAAATATGATCTTAGAGG